ACTTACTGGATGGGCTACGATAACTTCTACAGGAATACTGGTCAGGTAGAAGTTATCCCGTGTACAGTACGCAGATATATCTTTAATGATATTAATGCTTCTTATTATGATAAAGTATATACTGGAATTAACTCTGAGTTCAGAGAAATTATATGGTTGTACGCCTCAGGAACAGGAACCGAATGTGATAAATATGTAATTTTTAATCCTGAGGAAAGTTACTGGGTATACGGTGATATGATCTTTACCACTTTTGCAGATAAGGAAATTTTTGGAAATACAATTACCACAGGAGTTACGGCTGCTGGAAATAATATTTATAATAATGAACCAGTATCTATATTTACAGGAAATGGGGAAACTCTTATATCTTTTGTTGAGTCTGGTGATTTTGATGTGGCTGATGGTAATGCCATTATGTTTATGAATAGGGTTATTCCAGATTATGATTTATCCGGTGGTAAAATTAAAATGAAGATCATTACCAAGGAGTATCCTGAGAGTACAGATAGTGTGACAAAAGAATTTGATATCTTTAATACAACACAAAAAGTAAATTTTAGATCTAGAGGAAGGCAAGCAAAAGTGAGGGTATCTTGTGCGTCTAATAATGCAAGCTGGAGATGGGGATCAATTCGGCTTGGACTGCAAGGAGATGGGGGTAGGTAATGGCAAGATACCCTACACTACCTTATATGATTGGGAACAACGACCTTCAACAAATATACCGGGAGGTTCAAAGATGGAGTTCAGTACTTATTAGTGAATTAGATAGTCGTGATCTTAAAGTTGATACAAAACCCTCAACTAATATTTATAGGGTTGTTACAGTTACAAGCATAGGTAGACCAAGTAAAGGAGACATTGCATACTCTGCAAGTACAGGGAAGTTTAAAGGATATGTAAGTCTTGGTTCCACAACAGAATGGCAGGATTTAAATTAATGACAACATTTAGTGAACATTTTAATCTTGTGAATAGTAGTACTCTTCTGGGGAACTACAATACAGGACAGGCTATTGATCCCTTTCATCGACGGCTCGATGAGAAGCAGGAGCAGTTTGGGAAAATGAAGAAGATAGGATATAATGATAGTAACTTTATAGCAGAGCAGACATCTCCACAATCTAATTATGGAAGATTAAAGTAATGGCTTTAGCTGAAATGTTGCAAGCAAGAGAGACTATTAGTGGTGAGCCGGGTGCTCCTCCTAGTATGGAAATGATGTCTGCAATACAAAGTGGTTCTTCGGGAGCACCTCCACAAGGCGGTCCTCCACAAGGTGGTCCTCCCCAAGCTGGTAACATGCCTGTCTTCGTTCCTGAGGGAGGACAAAAGGAAGAGCCTTCTTTAAATGCCCAATTAAAAAAGGTAGTTCCATATCTTACGGCTTCGCTTTCTGAAGATGCAATTAAACCTAAGATTCTTGAAGAGGCTGAGGAAGCAAAGAAAGTAGAGGCCACAGAAGCTCTGCAACAATTGGCGGCAATGGAAAATCCAGCCATAGGAAGATTAAGTCAATCTGCTATAAATCCTCAGATAGCTATGGAAGATGGAGGGCTAATTAGTCTGGCAGCAGGAGGAGAGTTTTCTGGAAGAGTACCGGGTACGGGACACGGAATGGAAGATAATGTTCGTATGCCTATTAAAGAAGGTGGGAAGGATGTAGCCACTCTTGCTGTGAGTCCTTCTGAATATGTGGTAGATAGTCATACAATGGCGGCTCTGGGTAATGGCAATGCAGATCGGGGAGCTGATGTTATGGATGAAACTGTAAAACAAATTAGACAAAAGGCATATGGTTCAGATAAACAGCCCAGAGAAATAAGCGGACTGGCTGCTCTAAAACCATTAATAGAAAGGGTTTAAACAATGGGTATGTTATCTTCATTATTTGGTTTTGGTGGTAGTAAACCGGCCACACAACAGACAATTCAAGCTTCAAAACTTCCTAAGGAAATTGCTCCTTTTGCTAAGGATGTTCTGGAAGATGCTCAAAAATTATACGAAGCACAGATGGAAGAAGGATATAAGCCCTACTTAGATCCGACTATAGCTCCCATGACACCGGAGCAACTACAAGCTCAGGAAGGTCTTAAGGGTCTGGTTGGGACGTCTAGACCACTTCAAGAAGAGGCTCTGGGAATGTACCGGGCTGGGGCAGATAGATTTACAGATCTTTCTCCTGAGCAAATGGAAGGCTATATGTCCCCGTATCAACGTGCTGTTACAGATATAGAGAAACGGGAAGCTCAGAAAGTTTTTGAGAGTCAAATTATGCCGCAATTTGAGAAACAGGCTGTCTCGGCTGGGGGTATGTCTGGTATGGGTTCCAGAGCTGGTGTTCAGGCTGCACAACTTGGTCAGGCTCAAATGCAGCAAATGGGAGATATTGAAGCGAAGGGATTACAAGCTGCTTATCAAGATGCACGAAATTTATTCCAACAGCAACAACAGGCACAAAGATTAGCAGCCGGGGATATAGCAGGAATGGGTCCAGCTATGTTAGCCTCGGGTATAAGTGAGCAAGGTTTGTTATCAACAATTGGAGAACAGAAACAGGCTTTGGGACAGCAAGCCTTGGATGAAGCTTACTATAGATATCTGGAAGAGCAAGCATACCCACAAGAAAAACTTGCAGGTTATTCAGGATTTGTTTACGGTAATCCATTAATGCAACAACGTGATGTGACAACTACCAGACCTGCTCCACAAGGTCCAAGTACGGGATCACAACTTTTGGGTCTGGGAATGACTGCTGCCAAGATGTACGGCATGGGTGGTGGCTTTGGAAATGCTCCCGGAGGATTTAGTTGGGGTAACTTATTCAAGAAAGAAGGAGGTGGATTATCTTCTCTTCCGGTTGTGTATAGACAAATCGGGGGTGGTGATCTTGATGAGGGTGAAGCTACCAATCTCTTAGCACTATCGGAGGAAGAAAGAAACGAAGCTGAAAAATTAGCAATGAGAAAGGCTAGTCCTACAGATAGAGTTGAAGCTGAAATAAAGAAAGCTACGGATAGGCTTAGAGCAGGTAGGCTTTCTTCAGAAGAGTACCAAACTAAACTTGAGGAAGATGCTAGTAATCTGAAAGGTTTATATACACGTCGAGCAGGAGAGAGAAAAACAGCCAGCCAAGCTTATCAAGATAGAGTAGACGAGGCAAGAAAGCAGACCTTTGAAGAGCAGCGAAGACTGGTTCCCACAGGACATCCCGGTTACGTACGAGCTATGAGATCCCTTCTTCGGGGAACTCCAGCAGGAGCACCCCAAAGAAGTTTTATAGAGTCTTTACTAGGTGGAACAACTGAATATCTAGGAGGAATGCAAGAAGGTGAAGCAGCTCAGCAGAAGGCACTTAGGGATATCGAGAAACGGAGAGGTACAGCAGAGCTTTCAGATTTAAGAGATTACGAAACTCAACGAGCGGCTGATGAAGCAGCAGCTTTTAAAGGTGAGTTAGATCTTATTAAAAATGTTAATCCGTCACTCTGGAAAGAAGCACAGAAAAAAGAAGCACAACTAAGAAAAGCAGGTCTTGATGAAGCTCTTATACGAACACAGATGAGACATTATCTAGGACAGGCACAGTATAATAAGGCAAGAGCTTTAAAGGAGGCAGGAATTGGAGCTGACATTAAGCCCGGTGTTTATAACGCCATTCGAGGAACCTTCAAAGATATGGTTGAAGGCGGTATGTTCACAGGTGTGCCAACGGCAGACGGTGGTTTCAGGATTACCGGAATTAGAGGTAAGGGCCAGATTAAACCAGCAGATACAGCGGAAATAAATAAGATTCTGGCAGATGCTTTAGAAATAAAGGATGTAGCTAAGGCTGGTAAATTTATTCAAGATAAATTAGCAAAGTTTGGAGTGGAAAGACAAGATCCGATTCCACTCCCAGAAAATAAGGCTCACCATATAGTAGGTCATAAATATAAAGTAAGGATGGGAGGAAAGGATAAGGTAGTAATATTTAGGGGAGACGATAGTTTTGAGGATGTTGACGAAAAGGAATAGGAAAATAATTAATGGCAACTTATTCTAGTTCTGATTTTGAAGTAATAGAAACTCCTTCTCCTCCAGAGGGGGGAGGAGGTAGGAGAACTTATTCTAGTTCTGATTTTGATGTAATAGAAGAAGAGTCTACCCAAGAAGCAGGACAGAAAAAAGTAGAACTGACTATGGACGATCTCAATGCCAACACGGCTTGGCTTGGGGCGGCTAATAAAATCTACGAACACGAGGCAGGAAAGAAGTTCGAGGCCGGGGACGATGGCTACGATAATATTTCTGATTGGTTTAAGAAACGTCACGCTAATCTGGGATGGCAAATTGATAACATGATTCTGACAGCGGCTGATGTTGAGACTGATGCCTTTGGAGAGATGAGTGATGAAGTAAAGGAAGCATGGGGTGACTCACTGGATATATGGGAGAGGACTAAGGGAGATGCAGCCTCTACTTGGAGGGCGCTTGGTAGTGCAGCAACAGATTCTGCAAATCTCCTAAGTGTAGCTGCTGCGGTGGGTGCTGGTGTATTAGGTTCGGTTGCTGGTCCCGGTGGTACTGTAGGAGGAGCAACTGCTGGGTGGATGGCAGGTCAGGTAGGAAAGAAAGCTGCTATGGCTGCATTTAAAAAAGCATTAAGAAAGCATCTTACCAAACAAAATTATTCAAAGGAAGCTATTAAAGAGGCTGTGGACCTCGGGGCTACGAAGTTAATATCAAAAGAGGTTCTTGAAAGAACATCTAAGCAAGCTGCCAAAACTGTCGCTAAAAAGAAGTATGCAAAATTAGGTGCGATTGGTGGTGCATGGGCTACCGCTGAGTCTCTTCCCCGACAACATTTTGAAAAAGCAGTTGGTAAAGAAGGTGCCGAGGGTATTACTCCTGTAGAAACGGCATTTGATGTACTCTTAGGTGCGGGAGCTGTTGCTGGCTTACCACTTGTAGGAAAGGGTCTTAAGAAAGGATACAGAGCACTCCGAGGACGGGGCGATGATGTTGTTACGGAGGGAGTCGAGGAGGCAGCAGAAACAGTAGCAAGAGAAGTTATTGATGAGGCGCAAGTTGGTACAGTAGGTGTACCAAAGCTTGATTGGAGACCCGGTGTAACTAGTGGATCAACTCCTATAGCCGGGAAGCGTCTTATAGGAGAAGCTGATGAGGTACTTGCCAGAGTTGGAGAAGATGTAGTAGATGGTCCCAATCAAAAAGTAGTTAAGATATCTGCCGATGAAATTGTTGAGGGTGCTCCTGTACAAAGAACTCGTATTGTGGAGACGTTGGCTAAACTTAATACAAAGGCTGGTCGCTTGTTGTCTTCCAGTGCAGCTCTTCCCAAGACTCTGATGAATGCTGCTATTCGCAGAGAGAGACACGACAAGGCAATGGTGCTGGACATCAAGAAATCTCTACGAGATATTACTATAGCAGCCAAGCAAGAAAAGGCACCGGATGACCTTATTAACAAGTTTCTTGATGGTGATGAGATTGAGAGAGAAGCTGCACAAGAGATTTTATCTCGACTTGGCGATGGCAACGGCGAAACATTAAAGGCTCTTCGGGGAGCACAAAAAAAGATTGCAGATAATGAAACAAAACTTAATGATATCTTAGGGCTTAAAGGAACTGAAAAGTTAGGTGTTAATAGAACAGACGGGGAGCTGTATCTTACCCGAACCTTTGAGGCCCATCATAATCCTGCCTATCTAAAACGTATACAGAAAGCTTTAAAAGGAGAAAAAGTAGATGGTGCCTTCCTAACAAAAGTGCAGAATGCCCGGACACATCTAAAAAGTGATGAGGCCACCAAGCATTTGTCTAACGATGAAATAGATGGAATGATAGAACATCTTGTTGCGAATCTTGCAAAGCCTCAAGAAGGAGACTTTCTTCTCTCGCTAGGTAAGCAATTAGATGCTCTTGTGGGAAGGACGGCATTGGGTGCACACGCTGCTACTATTTTAAAAAAACGGGGAAAATTTGATAAATCTATTCTCAGACTTCTGGGAGAAAAAGAAAGCGGTGTCCAGAAAATATCTGAAACACTTACTAAACAAAGACAACTTCTTAGCCATCTTGAATACGTTGCACAGGTAGACAATTTTGCCAAGTCAGCTCTTCGTCAATCTGGTGATGTTGCCACGGTGAAGTTAGGAGGGTTCCTTAGCTTTCTTCCTAAACAAGAAGTGAAGATGGTCAAGGGAAAACTTCAGATTGATGCCGGGGAGAATCTATTCGATCTAACAGAGAAAGCTGCTGGAAGCTTTGCTAAAAGTAGTACAATGTTAAAAGATATTTATACCTCCCCACAATTTTATCGATATATAGATAGAGGTATAAATTACTGGACGCCTCAAAGTGCAGGAGGGCAGCTTTTTGGTAATGTATTTGGTAATGCAGCGGCTTTTGGTCAGGCTACTCAAACCATCTTGGATGTTCCAGCGTATGCAATTAATACCTACGGTGCTTTCCAGTCTCTGGTATCCAATGGTTATGTACTGAATCTGGGTGCCGGAAAAGCGGCACGAAGAGCTTTATCAGATATGTTTGAACAGGTTCGTCTGAAAAATCCAGAAGCTTTAAAGAAGCTTGCAAAGTTAAAAGAGGATGGGGTTATAGATAGTGATCTCTCCTCAGAGATGATTATGAAAAATATTAATCTGTACGGGAAAGATCCGAACAGACCATTTTCCAGAGCGTACCGGGGAAGCATGAACTTCCTGAGTCGGGCTTATGGATCTCCTGATACTTACGCAAAGCTTATAGCACACGAGGTTGAATTCAATAATCTCAAGAAGATGTTTCCAAAGAGAAATGTAGATGAACTATTTGATATGGCTTCCGAGAGGGTGCGTGATGTAATCCCCTCGTACAGTGTTGCTTCTCCTGCTGCCAGACAATTATCTCAATTACCAATTGGAACTTACGCTTTGTTCCCCGCAGAGATGGTCCGAACAACAAAGAATACACTCAAGGTAGCTCTGAGAGATATTAAAGAAGGACTAATGAAAGACGCTGATGGGAAACATAATGCACGTCAGGTTATTCACGGCCTGAAGAGACTGACAGGTCTAGGGACAACTCTTACTGGCGTTGGTATGTACACTCAGAATAACAATGAGCAGCTTGGAATAACGAATGATGATGTACGTTTGATTGATGTTGTTACTCACGGGTGGGGCAAAGGAAGTAATAGATTCCATCTAACAGGAATGGAAGAAGGATCGGACGGGAAGATCTATACCAGATTTATTAACTCCACCACTTTCGATGCTCAAGATTATCTGAAGGTTCCTGTCCGACTCTTCACTGGTAGAATCTTGGCAGGGGAGGATGTGTCTGACTTTGAGGTAGAGGAAGCGGTTAAGGCTATGCAGCAAGCTGCCATAGGTCCGTATACAAATCCAAAGTTTCTTACTGAAGCCCTGATAAATGTTGTTGCTAATAAACATCCAACTAGAGACACGGCCCTGTTTCAAGACTACCGAGGGGGTGCGCTTGGTTTCATGGAAAATGTTGGGATAGGTATAGCCGAGATTGCCTCAGCTTTCGAGCCGGGAACTTCCCAAGCTCTGATGTCATGGTTTAGGGCTATGGATGCGGAGGAGGTTCAAGATCTAGCAACGAGTGCTTCTGGATGGCCTCTCCGGGAAGCTGATATCTTTAACTGGTTGTTCACTGGTATACGCACCACTACTATGGATGTTGATAAGTCTCTGGGATTTACTATGTCTAGTCAGATAAAAAATATCGAGGCAACCAATAGAGAATTTATGAACTATATGAGGGGACTCAAACCTCAACAGTTTACCCCTACTATGGCTCAGGAAATTGTTAGCAGGTATCGGGAGCTGCAAGGTATAAAGCGGGAGAACTTTACTAAGTTGGCTCAGACAATTGACCTTGCCTCAAATATGAATTACTACGCTCCTGATAAAAGTGGTAAGGAACAATCTCAGAAGTACGGTTATGATCGAGTTTTTCGAGCAGCTACAGATGATTTCTTTTATAAAGAAAATCCCGAGTTAGTTCGGGGCATAGCTGCTTCTGCAATGGAGAATGCTTCTCACGGAGCGTTTCAACCAGACGATCCGGCGAGTGATGGTAGGCTTATCAAAATACTTCAACAAAAATTCCAGAGTATAGAGCCGAGTAAGATAGATATATTAAGTATGTTGACTCAAGCTTTCATGGAAGAGATGAATGTTCCGGTCCTTGGAAAAGCACCAAGATCGCAACCGGGCCTTAGTTACAGACCATAAGAAGGAGTTAGTAATGCCAGCAGATACAACAATGATTTGGAATGCCATATTAAGTTTGGCTTGTGGTTCCTTCATATGGTGGATCAGGGGAATAAATAATCAGGTAACGGATCTTCGCAAAAGAGTAACAGATACCAGAGAAGAGTTTGCCAAGACCTACGCTACCAAGGCTGAGGTGGAGAGGGATCTTAAAAAGATTATGGACAGGTTCGATAAGCTGGAAGAAAAGCTTGATGCACTACTAATGAGGAAATAAGTTAGATGGCTGACTGGCAATACTTCACGGAGAATGAGTTACGTTGTAGCGGTACAGGGGACTGCTTCATGGATAAGAATTTCATGAAGAAGCTGATCCAACTCCGGGAAGACTATGATAAGCCCATGATAGTCTCTTCCGGTTATAGAGACATATCTTACAACACAGCAATAGGTGGGTCTCCTAACTCTGCTCATACATACGGACGAGCTGTTGATATAGTGGTAGGAGGAGAGGAAGCCTATAGACTCTTACGTCTGGCTGTGATCCACGGCTTCAAGGGAATCGGTGTGTCCCAGAGAGGCAACTTCAACAGACGTTTCCTGCATCTGGATATGATGGATGATAGTGACAAGCATCCCCGACCTTGGGTGTGGAGCTATAAGTAATAGCTTAGAAGGCTATCACTACCATCCCATAATTACTCTTGTTTCTTCTGGTACGCTGTCAATTGTAAATGGAGGATCAAATGTTATCTCCACATGTGCTCTCTGAACATTTTCCACATAACACGCTTTGGTTATACTACTAATAATATCATCAGCGAAAGGACAGAACGCACTCGTTAGAGTAGCAATGATATCTACCGAACCTTCTTTTTCATCTATGATAATATCATATATTAATCCCAAGTCATATACGTTGACACTGATCTCAGGATCATATACTTCTTTGAGATTGGCTATTATGTGATTTTTATCTATCATTTCAGAATCAACCATCAATATAGTACCCCCATATTACTAAATCCTCTGTACGGCGTTTTAAGCCCCGTACAGAAGAATAAGGATTTCCGTGTGTTCGAGGACATTTTGTCCGTGGAAGGGTATCCTAGCCTCATCCTAGAGCTTCTTTTTCTGCAACAAAGGGATCATACGGAAGATCTATTACCATATCTAAGCTAGACAGTCTGTTTTGAATATTTTCTTTCAGTTGAATGTTATTTTCCACTGTTGAACGCAAACTCCATCCCAGATCTTCAAGATCTTCTTCATCCCAGTCAGGTGACTTCAAAAGACTACCATATTTTTTTAAATATCTTTCTTTTATATGTTTAGCTCTTCCCCTCACATCAAAAATCAATTTGCTATTTATTGTGCTATTACATTCCCTACAAGAATCTACAACAGGAACAGGATCTATATAACTGGACTTCTTCTTTCTGACTGGCTCAGAAGAATAATAAGAGACAGGTATAGTATGATCTAGTGTGTCTGGATTTGATGCTCCACAATAATAACAAATTGTCATTCTATATCTACCACGGTCCCATCCTCTTGACCGACTGTGCTCGGCCCTCCTGCATCTTCTTCAGTGTCCTCTTCAAGAATTCCCTCAGAGAAATCACACTTCGATAAAAGCTGAACAACTTTTTCTTCTCCTAATACATTAAGACATCCCACAATGGCTGTCTCCAGTGTTTCCTTATCCATCAATCCAGTTGAATCGGAGTTAGCTCCCCGAACTCTGGACAATAATTCCAAAGCTTTGATTGCACTATTCGTATGCCCACTCGATTTGGCAAAGGCATACTGACCTTCAAGCTCCTCGATAACATTAACATTCGTTTCAAGCTGCTGCTCCAGTTCGTGTATCCGGTCGATTACTTCTTGCATTTGTAGCAAGCGGTAACCCTGATTGGCAGAGGAGCGGGAAGAATAGCCAGCAGCCTTTGCTGCCTCGGTTGCATTGCGGTGCAACACATAAGCTTGGGAAAACTTTTCCTGTTTATTATTCATTACTTAATATCTCATTCAGGATAGCCATACGCATATACAATCCATTTTCAATTTGTTTAAAGTAGTAGGCTCTGGGGTCTGAGTCAAACCAAGTGGGTATTTCTTTATTACGAGGGAAGGGGTGCATCACAATCATATCCTTCTTGAACTCATTTACATTATCTTTGACTAACTTATACTTACCTACAGAGCCTCTCTCTTCCTGAACTCTGGTCATATACAGAACGTCTGTCTGTTGGCAAATAAACTTTGTCAGAACTCCCGAGGAGAATATATTTATTCCTTGTCCGTACCGGAATGGAGCGACAAGATTATCAGGACTTACCAACTGAATTTTCACATTGAATAATTTCAGAACTTCCAATAGACTGTGAATTGTTCTGCCATTCTTAAGATCCCCCATCAATGTTAGTGTAAGATTATCTATTTTTCCAAATCTTTGCCAGATTGTATATAGATCTAGCAGAGTTTGTGTGGGATGTTCTCCCACTCCATCTCCTGCATTGATGATGGGAACAGAAGACACATGAGAGGCTCTCCGGGAAGCCCCTACTTCGGGATGTCGCAGGGCAATCACATCCACATAGCTGGAGAGAGTTCTGATGGTATCTTCCAGAGTCTCTCCCTTTGCCACACTGGAATACTGTACCCCATTAATAGGTAAGACATCGTAGCCTAATCTTTTCATGGCCGCAAAGAAACTTGAGCTTGTTCTGGTGGACGGCTCATAGAAAAGATTAGCTAGTAGCTTGGTAGGCTTGCCCCTATCAAAGAATAACTGGCGATTAGGCCCATTATTCTGATAGTGTTGAGCAAGATTAAACAAGGCAGTAAGGCTGTCCTTGTCATACTCTTCTATAGATAGGAGATGTCTCATTAAATTTTCTACTTCTTCATGTTGTCTCGGGAAACTCCCTTCATCTTCTCAGCGGTACGCATTGTACCTAGACCAAGCAGAGCAAGTACTAGTCCAGTAAGCTCTCCAGTTTCCAGAACTGGTAAGGTAACAGTGGGATACCACATCACCACAACCCAAGCTGCAATAGGAGCGCCAATGAATTGCCAAGCCAGAGCGAAGGCGCATATCCACATGATGCTCGGTCTAGCTCCGGCGACGAATATGGAGGGATGTTTCGCTTGTTCAAGGTTCGTAGCTGCTTGAGCCAAGTCCAGAGTAAGTAACTGTGTCTTAAACTCAGCCTCAAGCTTGGTCTTCAGATCTTTGTCCTCCACAAACTTGTCAAGAACCTTTCCTGCCACTCCCACGATTGATTCTACTATTCCAAACATTATTTAGGTTCTCCTTGTAATTCTGTTACGTGTGGTTTGCTTTCTATTTTGAAACCTCTCACGGTAAACTCCCCGTCTTCCTTATCTATGTTGTCCGCAAATAAATATATCTTAAGATCCTTAAATGCGATGCTCGCTTTAGCTACAAATTGTATCCAATCTTCCGTAGAGAAAATAGATACGTGTGCATTGGACCCATCCTTCAGTTTCTTAAGGGCCGGGAAACAAGCGACGTTAAGGAACACCATCTTATTGGCTTTGGAAAAGATCTCTTGGAGTACCCATCCCAGATCAGCCTCAGGTATGTGTTCCAGAACATCTGTGCAAATGACCGCATCGAATTTACCACTGGGTAGACTTGCATGTTCCTCATAAGCTGGATCGTAGAGAGCACATAAATCAATACCCCAATACTCAGGAAGAGGTTTATTTATTTCGTTTGTTATTGTGTGAAACTCTTCAGTGTATAAGGCTCCCTTCCCGGAGCCATAATCTAGCACAGAATCACACTCATTTTTCTCCAGATAGGCTTGGATAATATCTACAAATTTTAACAGGCTTCTTCCATTGAACATTCTGTCCGAGATATCATGCATAACTTTGTATTCTTCCAGAAGAGATGTATATTTCTTGGAAGGCTTGTCCCGATTGAAGTGTTCTCCCGGAGAGATATCCCTAGTTGTCATAGTAATCTCTGAAGACTGGTCTGGATTCTTGCTCTTCTTTGATGTCCCAAAGATCTGCTACCATTGTACCCTCCCCGTGAAAGGAAAGAATACCATCCAAAGCTGAGTCCGAGAATATTTTCTCGCAGTCTTGGGCCATTGCCAGAAGTTCTCCGGTTGTCCAGTAAGTCTCATCTTTAACATTCACTTGAATGTATTTTGGCTTGGGCGTTTCTCCACCTTCAATGTCCCCCACAGTCTCTGTCATTTCTTTCTTTGTGGGTTTCTTCCTGCAACATTCAAAGCCAAAGAGATGGATATCCCGGAACCCCATTGTGTGAAGTAGTCCGATAGAGCGCATTGCTGCACATGTCCCACCTGTAATAAGGGTAGCTCCTTTGGGTATTCCCAGCTCTTCATTAAGTTTGACTTGATGGTTCTCTATAATTGATCCTTGTTCGTTTTCTTGGCGAAGAGAATCTGTGAAGGCGTGCCAACCCCAGATGCGAGCATCACTATCCAGAAGAAAATTAGTTACAGATGGGTCTGTCATCGAAGCAATAAAGAAATTTGTCTGGGGATCAATGGTCTTGAACAAATCTTTCCGAACAATATTGTGGGTGCTTTTTCCTGTTATAGATCTTGGGTCCAGAACAACACATCCCCACGGTTTTATTTTATTTTTAAGAAGGTGGGGATAGGCATGTTTAACCGTTACCACCTTGGAGTCTGGATTTTCCTTGATAAACTTTTTCAGTTTCTTATAATCTAGATAAGGACCAGCCGATACTATAATACCCTTTTCTTTGTGCGGGGGATGCTTCGATACCCATTTCTTGGAATCAAGCAGTTCCATATTAGTTTTAATATTACTTTTGATGTAGTCCTTGGAGACACAATCTCTGGGATGCACAACAATAGGAACACGTTTCAGATCTTCAGGAATATCTTCCAAGTCAGGATTGTGAAGAAAGACTACCAGATGGGTGTGTCCTCCTCCTGCTACCTTATCACTGGATGGCAGTACATACTTTCGAGTGATTGACTTCTCGTCAAAATCTGTCCAGCCATCTTCTGTTGTTTTCTGGGCGTCTACTTTCTTTGTCTGAACCTTATCAAATACTTTTTTAATTCCTTGATATTCTTCGGGAGGCATTCCATCATCGTCGTCCTTTGTAAAGAAGTGATCACCCACTACCACCGGAATGTTTTTTAATACAATATATTCATGCTTGACTGTCTTCTCACTATTCCCGCTACCTATTAAAGCAAAGTCTACCTTATCAATATAAATACCATTAAGTGTCTCTTGTACATTACCTTTATATAATTCATAAGTAAACGTCTTATTTTTTTCATCCTTCATATGCTCTGCAAATTCATCCAGACGTTTTACTACTGCCGCCTTGGTATTGTGTGGCTTGGCATTAAACTCTTCCTTGTCTGTCTGGGTAGTAGCCTCCTCGAATAGGTCGTAACCTATGTAGTGAACCTTATCGTTGTTGTCAAAGGATGCCAGAGCCATTTCTATGGCCCTTCCCCCATTCCATGTCCCCGTCTCCAGAATGGTCTTGGGCTTATAAAATCTTATCAGATCAGCAAGCTGTCTATATCTATTAGGAAGGATGTCCGGGGAAGTTTCGGTATCAGATAAAGGAAGTATCCTGTTACCAAAACTATCTCGGGCAGCTTGCATGTCCTTATTCTTTAAGCTAATAAGAATATTATCCATATCTTCTATCTCGTGAAGAGACATGCCGTGAGAATTATAAATAGTAACAAGTCTGCCAAGAATAAAGGAACTACCCCATTCTCGATAGTTCATATACTCTCCTGACATGTAAGCTCCACGCCAATCTCCCAGCAAATCAACACTGGTTTGTCTACCAATGTTGAATGCCAGAAGGTGATCATTCTCTGGAATAGATGCAAAATCTACATCACTATCTTTCTTTGGAAAGTATCGGTCTAAGGTTGTAGTACGTATATCTTTCAGGTTAAGACAGAGAGGATCTATCCAGAGAAGCCAACAGCCTTTGTTATTAAAGGCACATTCACTTATTGCAAATACCTTGGAAGCTGTTCCAATCCCATCGAGAAGATCAGTATAAACAACAGCACCACCCTCGGTGCCATCGTGAGATTTGTTTTCTTCTATAAATGTAGTGTACTCTTCTACATCGGACAAGTTGTGATACTTAATATTCTTAGCCTTGGGCAACGAGTAATTAGATATATCCATGTCATGGTAATAACAATGGAACTCAATACTGGGTTGCCAATTATTCTTGAACTGCTCAAGAAGTCTGGAGCCATTATGTTTTAGCTCGTTCTCATCGAAGCATGTTACTACTTTATATTTCATAAGGTTTTACTTTCCCCATACCTGCCAGATAGGTGTAATCTCCGTTCCACTCTGCGGCATACTGTCCATCAATAGTTCGACCACACTCCCAGTCTTTAAACCAAGGCCCACCAGTTGTGAAGTGTACGTTCTTGGCTTCTATTCCTTCGTCAGAGTGGTTGTCCAGCCAGTTCCATTCCTCATGGATAGGGCCAATGTCTCCATCCTTATCAGGTAACCACCCAAAGCCGTGTAGCCATCTGCCTGTTTGAGTATTGACAGCCTCAACCGTAAGATTTTGATTGAGGGGATGAGCACAATTCCACAGAACAAAGCTCGACCAGTTCTTCCTTCGGTAGTTTTCCTGTACCTTACCATCCATCTTCAGGCCGGGACCGGGAGCATACTTATGCTTGACACAATAAACAGGATAGTAGGACATATCATATTCCTCGAACAGCTCATTGATGTCCGTTCGCAGATACATATCACAGTCCATATATAAGGCCCAGCCTTGATACATATTCAGGGCCGGAACTAGAAATCTAGTAAAGCTGAACTCACTGGAGAATGGGTGGCCGTCAATCCGATCTACATCTTGACCGTCAAGTACATCATATTTCCTATTATACATGCCCATATGCTCAACAACATCACGGCGAATAGGAACAATTCGTACATTATCAACGGCGATCCTCTCGATGGTGAACTTCAAAACTTCATAAGCCACGTCCTCCTTGGGATCGTAGCCAATGTAAACTGTATTGGGTTGTTTTTTCATGTTACTCCTTGTTGCTCCATTTTAGTTGCCCTAGAATTTGTGACATCCAGACAATGTTTACATAAATATATTCCCTCTCTATTATAGAGTGAGGGGGCGGGTTCTTCTGGTAGAAAGCCTAGCTTACAAATATAACAACACGTTTGCTCATTCATTTTACTCTTCCACATACATATATTATACTACAAAAAGCTATGCTTGTCAAGTACTTTTTTTAAAACTAAGCTCCGCAAATACCACTACTACCACTAATATCACAAATATCGTGAACTTGTATGTTGTCCTCAAACTCTTCTCCTAGTTTTTCCAGAGCTTCCTCGTAAGGGATGGCAGTAAGAGGCTGTCCACCTCGACATCCATCCGGGAAGCAAGTAAATCCACGCAGACGGTGGGCATATTTGGCTAGTGTCTGGGTAAATTTCTCCACACTATCCTCATTATTATTTTCTGTTCCCCACTCAGGTAGATTGATGGTGCTGGATATAGCCATGTCCACATACTCTTGCACATTAGCTTGGAAGTTAAGGCGTCTTTCATAATCTCCCACAAGATCCAAGGCAGATTCAATTTGGTCTGGTTTTGTACCGTAAATCTCAATCATCTCCTGAGCAGCACTGTCTACCACATATTGATAATGCCACCGCTTGTTTTTAAGGTACCTTCTCTTATAGGCCACAGCAAAGATAGGCTCTATTCCTGTGGATGTGCCAGCCAAGATACCTATAGTGCCGGTAGGAGCTATGGATCGTACTGCTATTGGCCGTGAGACCGAAAGTTTATCGGCAAAGTGTCTGGCCGTCTTGTTTGACTCAGCCTCATAGACCTTTAGCCACCTGTGTAATTCAGGAGTTGTTTCGTATCTACCTCCTCGCTGGATAAGCCATTCGTGTAGACCCATCAGACCCAGACCTAGCCGTCTATTCTTTTCTCGAACTTCATGTACTTTGGTGTAGGGTAGCTGCGCTCGGAGCGTACCGCACAAGAGAAACTTGGTTGCTAACGATACCACTTCTCGCAACTGGTTAAGATCGTCAATTCGAGCAAAATTAAGACTACCAAGATTACACACATCAGAATCATCCTCGGAAGTAACTTCTGTACAGGCGTTGCGTAACGTCTCATTCTCTTTCTCAAAGAAGTTAAAAGAGAAGCCCGGTTCAGCCGTTCGCAAAGCTTGATGTACATTAGTTTTAAATACATCTCCTACCTCTCCTGTCTCCCAGTAATTAAGTAACCATTCGGTATCGTAGTTAACAGAGATGTTGGTCATATCCAAGGGAGCTGGAAAATTAAAGTCATCCTGCTTTACATCAAAGATTGTTTGTCCTGTAGTTCCTACTGGCATATCAAACCAGTTCTTTGATATTAGAAATTTATCTATGTCTGAGTGTTTCCAATTCAGGCTGGCATAAATAGCTGATCTTCTGGACCCACCTTGCATTACATGGCGACCAATCTCATTGATCATTTGCATCTTCGGAATAGGTCCACTACTAACACCACCCGTCCCCTTTAGTATCTGCCCTTCCGGTCTATAGATGGAATAGTCAGTTCCAATACCACCCCCGGTCATCAGGCACGACTCTGATTGCCAACTAAGCTTGGCCCAATCTTCTCGGGTATCTTCTTCTGCTTTTAGAAGGTAGCAATTATTAAAGAACTTCTTATCACGCCCTGCATAATAAAGATACCTACCTCCGGGTATGAAGCGAAGGTTGGATATATGATCTATCAATTCTTCCTTCTCATCTAGGGTGAGGTGACTTTGACAGACATCATTAACCAAGGTACATGAAAGCTCGTGAAAGGTCTCAGCATCCTCGTGGGAATATTTTGTGTTGAAAATATCCTCACTGAACTTGGATCGGAATTGCGGATTTCTATTTGATTTAAACATTATCTACCTATTCATTATAATAGAGTTCAAGGATTAGCTGGGCGTAATGGATAGCCTTTTCTACATCTTTCTTTCCTTCTCCCTTCTTACGGTGTCGAGTAATATACTTTACCACGTTTCCCTCAAAATAGTCAAGACCATTCTGAAATATATATTCTACTGGCTGGATACCACAATCTTTATAGTGTTGTCCCCCTACCTGTTTGTTCAGGGCATTCTCTTCTTTCATTCGTCGGAGATAGTAGTCGTAGGTTCCTTCTCTATCACCAGCCTCACAAGAGGTAGTTAATTTTTCGTCGGACTTCATCTGTATCTCCTGATTTGATTGCATTCAAGGTGAAGGTCCGAACCATCCCCGGTTCAAGACCTGCGAGTATACAAGTATCCTCAAAGCTTTCACACGTTACACCAACAGAAGAAAAGACCCAAGCATGGGCCTGATCTCTTTGTAGTTTTATATTACTACTCTCTTGTACGTCTTCAGGTTTAATAAGATCAATGATGGCCTGAAAAATTACTGCCAGATGAAGACTTTTAATAGGATCTTTCTGAGCCACATCATAAAGAGATTCAAAATCTATATTATTATTCAATTGGATCTTGAACAGGTCTATAAAACTTACCACCTATATAATTATTGTAGTAAGCAGGTTCGTCTGTTCCCTCTAGCTTTGCGGTTAATACATGATTAATTATTTGATAATAACACTCATAGTATCTTAGACTCCGTTTATTCTTATACTCTCCAATAACCTGAAACCGGAAATGTTTCTTTCCTAGTTTTTTAATCTCTTCGTTTAGAGTCTTGTTTGATCCAGTGTAAAGCTTCCAGTCCGACTCAACTTTCTTTTTATTTTTTTTAACAAAGTATTGTTTACAACCTATGTAAGCTTTCTTTGTTTCCTTCTGAGTTATAAGATAGACAAACCCAAAAGTATTTTTAGTGTCGAGTTTCTGAGGATACTCCCAATGCATTACCAGTTCACCACCTCTTCTACATCAGGTTCTTTTGCAACTTGTGTGAGAAATCTCTTACCCTTTGCATACTGGAACACACGCAGACCCCTACCTTGGTTTGTATCCTCCCAACATTCTCTTTTATGCCCACAATAAACACAACCAACAGCAAGCTTATGATTGCCAGACTTCCCATCAGGAACATCAGCATAACACCGATCAGGTATCCGGCTATCTGCAACCATTCCTTTAAGGTATTCCACTCTCTGTTTAGCATTAATCATTTCCATCTGATGTACAGGAGTCAGGCAGATCTCTCCTGTTGATTTGTTAATAGCAAGAAAAGCAGCTCGACTAACTGCATTAGCGTGAGCATAGGCTGAGATCTGAGCAATGTATCCAAAGGGATCATCCTCCCCGAGTTTGTGATACTTAAACTTATCAAAGCCGGGACCACTTGCAGACTTACAGTCAACCAGAACACCATCAATCATAGCATCTTGGTGGCCCTTTACACCTTCTACTTCAACCTCTCTTTGCTGATCAGTTACCGTGTGACCTGAGATAGAAGCGCAAAGAAGAAGTAGCTCTTCCAAGATATACCCATATAAAAACTTTATTCGAGTAGAGGGCTGAAGCTGGACATCGTTCAAGGGTTTGTTAAGATCATACCAAAGCTGTCTGTTTGGTTTGCCAATGGCAGATAGTCGTAGGTTGGCACGATCTCTGGGCTTCTCATATAAGAACTCCTTGATGTGAACCTTAAGCATATCACCAAAGGTATCTATATGTTTGTCTACTTCCTCTTCATCCATATCAATAGGATCAAGAGTAAAGAGGTTGTAGATATCCTTAACTAATGTTTCAATTTGTTTCATTGGAGTAGTAGAGGGGGTGCCACAATGCTACCATTCAAAACAAAGTGACACCCTCCCTCCTTTCTAGTTGTTAAAAGGGTGCAGCTTCCTCTTGCACATAGCCTCCTTCTACTGGTTCAAAGTCTTGGTCATCTCTGGTGTACTCAATGAAGTCCACCACCTGCACTGCTGCCAAGTCAGCAGATACTCCTGATTTACCAGCATAGTTCCACTCGTAGGGAACGGCCTTAACATTTACCGTGCTACCATTAGCAATCAGCTTGCCATTCCAGATATTATTCTGAGAGTCTTTTATAAAGGGAGCGGCACGTTGGCTACCATCAGGACGCAAGACTTTACGCTTAATGGTAACAAAGTCACCCCGGTCGTCATCCTTGTTACTGATGGGAAGGCCAGCCCCTTCGATAACAGCTCGATTGTTATCATTAACCTCAACTTGAATAGACCAAACCGGATCGAACTTGGTGTTCGGCTCGGTGATCGAGGCATAGTGGCACTTGCCAGAAATGTAAATCGGATCGTTCATTCTGTTCTCCTTTAAAACACTGCACCATTGCAGCCATGAGTGGGGATCATTCCCCAAGACTAATCTACGCTCTGTAGTACTACTTCGTACTACTACAGAGCTTGATTAGGTACTACCAACTAAGCAACGAGTGAATTGTACCACACCTTCAGGGTGTATGTCAACAGTTATTATCATGTTTTTCTAAATAATTTACAGCCCTCCTTAAATTGTGAACATCCTCCTCAAACATACCGAGACCCTTATTGCAATGGTCACACAGCCAATCTCTAAATGCCATTGTTTTTCGATCATGGTCTACAACCCATGTATTAGATTGGTGTCTCGATTCAGGAACTAGTTTATCTCTAACCTCCTTATCTCCAGAGAGACAAATGGGACAGTGGTGATCATCTGGTTTTTTGTGTGTCCTTCTTATATTGTCTGCAAATTTTTTGCGTTCGTTGTCACATGCTTTACAGACATTCTTAAATCTTTGTGATCCATCAGCCCTATAAATTCCAGTTGCAAAGTCCTTTAAACTTTTTTCTTTTTTACAATATTTGCAAACTCTTGTTCCTTTACTTTGATCTATTGACGCTACATCTGGAAACATCTCAAATTGATCTGTCATTAATGTGTCTCCGACCAGTTGGAGCCAACCTTATGGCTGGAGTCCAGATCACATTTAAAGTTTAGTATCCCCTGCGTAGAATGGATAGCTTCCTTTGTTATCTGGCCGAAGCGTTCAATGTCGGGCTTGGCTACCTCAAACTGATACTCATCGTGTACTGAGGCTACTAGCTTGGCATCCAGCCCTGAGCTTTGTATCCCCTTATCCATTTCCACGAGCCATTGTTTGCAAACGACAGCCCCGGCTCCTTGGATAAGAGTATTTAGAGCAGCATGATCAGACCTTATATGTAACCTTCGACCATCTAAGCCCTTGATCATGCCACTCTGAGCTGCTTCCTGTATGTTAGTTCGGAGTGTCTTCAAGGGTGGAATATTCTTTAGAAACTTTTCTATTAGTTCACGCCCCGTTCGAGAAGAACCTCCTACTATCTTTCCTATCTTGGCTGCTCCTGCTCCGTAGAGAAAGGCATAGATAAAAGTCTTTGCTTGATCTCTTGTCTTTAGACCAGCGGCCTTCTGATTAGCTGTATGTATATCTCCTGTAAGAACTTCTTTTGTAAAGCTTTCATTATCCATATAATGTGCCAGACAGCGAAGCTCCAGCCCACTGGCATCTGTACCTACAAGTCTGTGTGTCTCTGGATTTGATACCGTCCAGAGGGATCGACACTCCTTCCCGAATGGAGAGTAGACTGCCGGAACCTGTGCCATGTTAGGCTTGTGGTGAGCCATACGTCCTGTTATGGTACGAAGGGTAAGAACCTTACCGTGGACTCGACCATCCTCCTGACACTCTTGTATCCACGCTCTAAGAAGTCCGGTACGCTTCTGAAGAAGGAAGTATCTACTAAACATCTGAGCCTCAGGCATGTCTTTAATCTTAGAAAGGACATTTTCATTAACAATAATATTACCCTTATCTGTATGCTTCTTGGGCTTCCATCCTCTCTCTACCAGACGTTCAGCAATCTGTTTCCTACTGGCTATGTTAAATGGAATATGTTTAACTTTAGTTTTTAACTGAACTTCTGTGGGTTCAAACATTTCGTTGGCCTGAAATTCAAGCTGACGTTGTTCGTCTTCCAGTCTAGCCAAGAGGATCTGGCCCTCCATAAGATTGAAAGCAAAGCCATTATCTTGTTGTCTGTCTATTATTATTCTTATCTGACGCTCCAGATCATACGCCTCTGGACTAAAAATTCTCCCTTCTTGTTCAAGACTAACCCCAAGCTTCCGGGTAAGTTCAGTATCCCGAATGCAGTACTCCAACATCTTCTCACTATACTCTTCGAACTCAGTGAACTCTCCCTTGGTATAGTCGAGCCGCTCACCCCAAGATGCCAGAGAGTGTCCTCCATCCCGGACAGGATTGTACAGTTGAGATTCAATTAATGTATCTCTGATCTTATGGGATTTTATTTTAGCATTAGCCAGTCGGTTAAGGATGGGGCCGTCGAAGCTAAGACCATTGTGCATAATAAATTGATCTATCTTTCCAGACCATCCCCCGAACTGACTACATTCATCTCCAACCCATTGTCTTGTTTCTCCTGTTTGATAATGTTGAGCGACTATGCAATGTATCTTTGTTGCATCTAGGCTGTCTGTCTCTATATCAACAACTGCTTTCATCATAGGTCATATCCATTAGGTATGCATCACTGGTTGAGATGTGAAAGAACTTCTCTCCTTTCTGGATGTTCCGGTTGGGAGCCTCTCTAACATCACAGTCAAGAAGAGTATGACCATCTATATGCCATGCCTTCTTGCAATCATTCCGGAACACAACAAATGTTAGTACATCATCGGGACATTCCTCTTTCCATTTATCAAGAAGCCTTCTCTTTCTTTCAGGGATACGTATCTCATCCCAAGAGTCAGGCCAATCTCCCCTCCAAGAATATTTTATCTCTACCTCGTAGAGAAGTCTGGGTAGGTCACCATCTACTGTGCAGACTATATCAAAGTAATATGTATCGTTCGTAGAGATGTTAGAGTGATCGTGTTCTTTAAGCCAACCTACCATATGCTTCTTAGCTTTGGTGTCGGCTATATCGTAGAGTGTTTTATTAAAGGGCTTCTTGACTTGCATTTTTACTCTCCTTGATAAACGTGATTTCTTTCTATCTTAAATTTGCGTAAGATTTTGCTGTTGATGGAAACTCTTTTCTTATATTGTTTATTACTTAATTTTCTTTTTCGTTCTGTATCAATTAGAAAGTCATACTCCCATTCATTAATCCAATCCTTTTCATAAATGTATTCGGTTGTCACTTCATTGAAGGATTTATCTACATCCTTAAATACTTTTTTTATGTTTGTAAAGATTAGATTAGACGGCAGATCTGTAAATTTATTTATACAAATATTACCCACCTGAGTTGAATTACCATTAAGAGAATTAGTAATTCGACATAACTCACATATGGGAGTTTTACCACACAAACAACTTTCCCACTCCTCCTTTCTTGCAAAATCAATCCTAACTAATTTCCATTCTAGTTTTGCCTCTTCCCATATGTCAGCCTCAGATAATTCAAGAATCCTTTTAATAAAAGTTTCAGAATATTTGGTTTTATGAACTTCATTAAATTCTTTGCAGCTATAACAGTATGAATGGTCAGCGTATATTGCAAGGGCATCGGAGGAACCACACTTAGAACATGGTTCCATCATTGGTTTCTCAAGTTCCACTTTATTCATCCTCCAAGAAGGGGTTATCGATCTGTGTCATTCTACCAGTTTCTTTGTCGTAATGCAAGTGACAAGCAACACCAGTGTCTCCGGTGTATCTATTCTTCAGGATACGAACGGTGGTTGTGTTGGCCTCCACCTCATCTTCCGCTTGCTGGTTGCGCTCCAGAGCTATGACACTATCACTTAGATGTGCTATACTGGCAGAGCCACGCAGATGCGAGAGAGATACCTCCCTCCCCTCCTCGTGACCTCTATCACCACCCGGCCTACGAAGATGACTGACAAGTAGCAAAGCTATCCCAGTCTCCTCAACCAGAGAACGTAGCTTGGTCATCAAGACATCGATAGACTTACGCTCATCTCCAAAGTCTTCCTGACCTGATACTAGAATAGATAGGTGATCCAGAAAGACCCACTTACAATCAAGAGCCTTTGCCATATACCGGACACGATCAAGGATCTCATCGTTGCTTATGGAACCAAAGTGATCAAAGGCAAAGAACCTTCGGCTACCTACTGTCTTGTCTTGCCACTCCTTTAATTGTTCCGGGGTGAATCGATCTCGTATTTCTTTTATATATAGTCTGGCATTAGCCTCAACACTCATAATGTTAAATGTTGTACTACGTGTGCTTTCTTCCAGAGCAAGTAGTCCAAGGTTGTCTTGGGTGCTTCCCATAATGTGATGCATTAGTTCACGCATAACACTGCTCTTACCCATACCAGCACCAGAGGTGAAGGTAACTAGCTCTCCGGTACGCATACCGTAGGTCTTCTCATTTAGTTTATCCCAAGGATAAGAACATGTCTCATGGTATGTCTCATCGTAGAGACTGTCTCCCAGATCACCAAGATTTATAATACCAGCAGGAGTATATGCCTTTGCAGTCCACCACGCTCGGACAAACTTTTCGGATTGACCAGTTTTTAAATACTCGTTTGCATCCTTCATATCAAGATACATGATCTTGCATTTATTAGGCTCAAACAATCTGGCTACTTCAGTAGCAGCAGACTTACCTTGGGCATCATTATCAAAACAAAGTACTACAGTATCGAATTTATTTAGATAATCAAGTGACTGTTTGCAGTTCTTCAGGGCAGAGGCAGCTCCATTCTTTATGGACACACAAGGATATTTAGATCCTGTAAGCTGGAAGGCACTCATTGCATCAAGCTCACCTTCGCATACAGTAATGTACTTTTGTGACTGACCAAAGATGTGTTGACCAAACAGACCACACTCACTTAATGGTCCTTCAGACCAGAAGTCTTTAATCTTTACACTTCGATACTTACTTGCCTTGTAGTTACCATCTTTATCATGGTAGTCATACTTATGTTCAACTATAACTTGGTTATCGAAAGCGACAGTAACTCCATACTTCTTGCACGTCTCCGCTGTAATCTTTCGATCAGTAATGTCTGCTGTTTTAAATGTACGTTTAGTTCGGCTATTCATGGGAATTACCTTAGCTTTGGTTTCTATTTCTATTTCTGTTTCGTACCCCACACTACCGTAGGTTTCACAACTGTAACACCAAGTATGATCAAAATAGGTAACAAGGGCATCCGATGATCCACATTTAGAACACGGGCCTTTCATTGCCTTTTTGGTTTGCATTACTTCTTACATCCTTCCTTTGCTAAAGTCAAACATTTCTTGACAGATGTCACGTCTAATTCCTGCGATCTCTTTTTCAATAGAAACAAGTGCCTCTACTTTTTCTACCTTCTCCATTGCCATCCACTCATCTCTAAAGGATAGTTGAAAACTTTTTCTACTCCCTATTTTGTAAACCTCCAGAAGAATATCTCTTCCTTCCTGCTCTCTTGACATAATAAATTTCCTTAGGGTTGGTTCCAAGATGTAAGGTAACTGAGCTTCTGTTTTCGATTTCTTCCTGTGCTTCTCTCCTCGTTTTAAAATTTTCAATAACCACATCACCATGTTCTTTCCTTAGCATTAAGTTCCAAGGATTAACAGTCATCGAACTGATCATTCCATATTTCATTTACAAAGTCATCCTTATCTAGCATAATCTCTTCGACTTCCCGACGAGCTAGCCGCTTGGCTTCTTTATTATTGTAACCTTCCTCACTATACTGACGTACTAAATCACGGAAGATAGCACTTCGTTCTTTTTGCCATAGATTCTTAGGCATCATCCCTCCTCCAGATCCATGAAGAACTGATCTATATCTTCAGGATCATAAACATCGTATCCAGTTTCTTTTATAAGATCCCACACCTCTTCGGAGTAACCATAAGCTAACCTAAGTTTGGTGTCCTTTTGTTTAAGATGTTCAGAGAAATTATATATCTTTGCTGTCATCCTCATCCTCATTCGTAATATTTTTATAGGTGTCTCTTGAATAATAATGATCTAGTTCTGCCCATGATAAAAGCATGTTACTTCGATCTTGTTTGACGTCAGCTAACTCTTCTCGGAGCTTTTTAATTTCTATATTTTTATTTTCTACAAGCATTTTAAGTTGGTTAACTTGCTTTCTTAGAACTTTTAACTCACTAACATTTTGATTCATTGTAAGATTAGCCTTTAACATCTTTACTCTCCATCAGTTTAATTAATTGAGTAACACGCTCTTGTAGTACACTTAACTCTTGAAAAACTCTATCGATCTGCTTCAATACGTGAGTAGGAAACTCTTGTCTAAGTTGCTCTTGTATCTGATGTATCTCCTCTATCTCCTCAGGTGTTGTCATTGTAAACCTTTCTTTCTGGAATGTCAACAAGAAACTTCATACTAATGAAGGCGTCCTACCCGGATCTGGTATGGAAAACCACTCTCGAAACCCTCCAGCCCATGACGGTGAAGGAAGAGTCGAGCATCCTCCTCCGTTGAGAAAGTTTTTAATGCCTTACCTTCTTCATCTATCATGGCATCTATTTCTTCAAACCTCCCCATAAAATCGTGTTGAATAATAATATATGACATTTATTTTCCTCCTATTTAGAAAACTATCCGAGGATGTAGCTCCTCTTTTTTAAGTTCCTCGTATACTTTATTAACGTAATGCTTATCAACCACATCCATATTACTCTCAACATGTGAGGTAACTTCCTCAATATTACTCGCTCCATTTTCAATAGCGTCATAGATTAACTCTTCCATTTCCATGATCCAGTTTTTTATCTTAGACATATCTACCTCTTAAAGTTAGGGGGTGAGCGAACCCACCCCTATTTATTTATCAAGAAACTTCCTCACTCTGGAGCCAGCCCCTGAAAAGCTCATGGATGACCTCCCGATACTCTTCTTGATCATCGAACTGAGCAATCACCAACGAGCCAACGACATCGCCAAGCCTCCCGTACTCCTTAATTGTGAGGTCAACGGGGTCGTTCCACTTGATAAGTTCTTCAGCCATCTTCAATCTCCTAAGCTGCAAGCTGTTGCCAAGTATCAGAAGCTAACATCTTCCGTACTTTATCTTCTCTGAATACCTTGGTTGTTGGATTATCGGTATGGGTAGACCAGTAAGTAGCAGCCTGATAAGCTGTCCAGAGTGTACCACTATCTCTCTGACCGTAGCTCTCGTAAGCACCCTTACCAAGAAGGTGTCGGTTTTCCTCATCAAAGACTTTCATCAGGTTACTTAACATAACTTTATTAGCTACCTTCTCACGCTTAACATTATCCATTCGAGATGCAAGTGTCTTGGTAAATAGATCGACAGCCTGATCTCTCTGCACAGAAGTATTATACCACGCCCTCATAGTATCCATACCATCCGAGGCAATGTACTCTGCTGCTCCCTTAACTTTGGCAGCAAAGGTTGGCACGTCGAAATTCTTGGTGTGCCTACCGTACATATAAGCTAGCTTATTTCCATTGACCAAAGTATTATAACACATGGACCTCCAGAGACCCATCATACCACTATTTGCCCACGTTCTATTATGACTGGTACGAAAGCAGAACTCAGGAACAACATTATCTCCTCGCCCATCTATGGTCTGTTCGTGGGCCGGGAACCTAGCCCGGAGTTCAAGCTGTGCTCCACCATTATATACATTGGTATCAAAGTTAGCGTCAGTCATATCAATACCAGACATCGTAAGGGCTTCCTCAACCTGCTCAACGATGTCGCCATATTGTACGACCTCATAGTTATCAGAGACAATACCTAACATTACCGCCGACTCAGGAATGCCCCAGTCATGGTGTTTCTTTCTTTGAATACCTACTCCAATACTTGCAGGGACCACCACCCCAGAGGAGTGGTAGGGATCAACATAGAGCGGCACCTTCTCTACCTTGAAGTTAATTATATCTTTATTAAACATCTTCATCCTCCTGTCCAATTAGTTTAACACCATCAAATGGCACCTCGATAAGGGTACCTGTCTTCTCGTCTCTCACTCGAAAATACTTTACGCCACTGTCATAGGTATTTAGTGTACCTTTCCGAGTTAACTTCTTCCACCCAACACTAGGTAAGTCTGATTCACTTACCCAACCGCACGGCTTATCGTGCTTATCGACAGGCATCTCCTTAGTATACATAACATCAATCATTTAATCCTCCTTGGATGTTGAGATGTATCGGCCTCGGATCGGATGATATCCGGCAAGTTTAATGATGTATTCCTCAGCCTTTGTTCCGGCATCCTCCCCGAAAGAGGCTGTGATTTTACTCACTATGTCACGCATAGTCCAACCGTGAAGTCGGGAACGCTTTCCCTCCTCCATTATACGGTGGATCTCCTCAGTTAATTTATCGATAGCCATTCTTCGTATCCTTCTGTTAGTGACTGCATCTCGTGCTCAATCCAACCATTAAGTTCTTCTACATCTAACTCTTCATCGTCGAACTCCTCAACCGGCTTAGTCGCCCCAACACAACATAGCTCTATATATTCCTCCACCATAGGACGATACCAAATATCTGAGTTACTCTCCAGAAACTTTCGAACTTCTAGTGCTGTACTAAAATCGGGAGCTAACATTATACTACCTCCTTCCATGCTATCTGAGGTTCAAACTTGATAACATCTCCATTATTATCTTGAGTAGTTGTTGCGTTAAAGCCGTCTATAAAATTAAACAAGACGTTCTTATCTTGTGGATGGAAGAGCTTAAGAGCTACTGAACCTTGGTCCTTGGTTTCAATTCGTATAGTTATAACAGAGAAATTACGACAATCGAAATGCTCTTCTTCCATTCCGATCTCGGTTACATTGTGTATATTAATGTCCATTGGAATGTCCTTCCAGTTTAGTAAGAGTTACTTCTGATATAGTTGCACTCAATACAGATGTGATCAGGTTTATCGCAAGCATATCCATTGGTGCCTTACTAAAGGCAAACGAGAAGACAGCCCGGAGAGAACCTGCCACGATCTCAAGCTCGTCGCCTTCCTTTGCTCCCTCCAAGAGCAGATTCAGCTCACCTCTAATCATATCCTCAGCCTGTTTCATTTTATCATCGTTCTTGATCATTAGACTTCCTTTGCATTTTCTATATCAAAGAAGCACGAACCGTCAGTCTCAATAGTATCCCATTCATTGTCCTCTAGTTGAAAGACCTCCTCGTCTACTATATCGTAGAAGTCTTGACCTTCCGGGTCAATGTCAGTAGATACCTCTACAAAAGCTCTTTGATGGACGGTCCGGTATACCTTAACTCTATATGTCTTCTCTGTCATAATCTATCTCCGGTTTGATGTCTTTCTTTCTTGAAGGTACGATCCTTTTCTTATACTGTCCCTTTCGAAGGGACGTAGCGTAGGGATTTCGGGAAGCTACTCCATGTCTATGGTGGGATCGCCCCACTGTGGTTTTCTTTCTTCGCTGCATAGTGCTGCCTTTCTATAATCTTCATAGTGTTTCTCCTTCTTCTCAGGAAACCACCACCATGTAGGCATAACATCATAAAACCGACGTTGATCTTCAGACCATTCGTGCTTGGTCATCACCATAGAAACCTCCTTTATTTGTGTAGTATAACATACTCAGATCAACAGGTCAACTCCGTTCGGACCACTCATTCTCAGCTCTCTCACGAGCTTCTATGATAGTTTCCCAAGCATTCTTGTGCCAACCTGAGTTTACCAGAAGATTATAATGATGCTCGAACATATTTTCTTTTAGCTCGTCGTTTCCTGCGTGACTCATTAGCTAATTCCTCTCACTCTCCAGTAGCGTTTGATTACCTCGTCCCAAGGAACCTCTCCCCGGTACATCTCAGTCCACCATTCGGGACCAATAGTATCCACAAGCCATTCCTCAATAGCAAGAGCACCAACGGCGATCTCCATATCGGAGCCTTGTTCAACAATAATGTTCGGCAGTCCTCTTTTATTTAGTTCAGTCATCTTTGACCTCCATCAGCATAGTGGTTAGACAATCAGGCTCATCGATCTCAAACTTGACAAGCCGTCCGCCTCGGCGAACTATCTCAGCTTCAAAGAGCCGACCTTCATCCATCAGATCCTGAAAGGACACATCGGCTTCGATCACACGGTAGGTTGAGGTCATCACATTCTCCATTCTAATCTTCGCCCTCTAGTATCGAAAGATACTCTACTAGAGGGCTAGATTAGGGTAAGTTAGTTCCGAATTGTGTTGATTACACCGTAAGCAAAACCACCCAGAGACATAGTATAAGTTCCCAGAGCGATTAGTCGGGACTCGTAGATCAGCCCAAGTCCTTCAAGACTTACGAACAAGCCGATCATACCGACTATAACATAGAGCAGATACATGATTCGCATGATTCTTTTCCTACATATCCTGATAAACAACTTGGTCGTACCTGTTTTGAGCAGGTAAGTCAACCACATTCTTACTACGCAATCTTGTATTACCAATCAAGCGCATGTAATCCCGGATTGTTCCGCCATTAGCGGCAGACAATCTCCGAGCATGTAGGGCAACAGATTTATCAAAGGCAGTGCGGCTTCCAAAAGGAACAAGTTTATCTCGCTTTCGCTCGATCTTCTCATCCATCCAGAGATTATAGCCAGCCTCTCGCTTGAGGTTATCTTCATATATAATAACAGTTTGCATAGCACTTCTTTCGGTTAGGTTAAGTTAAACGAGTAGTTTAAGGTCATGCTCAGGACCAAATTGCACTTACTAATTCGTCTCCCTAGTATCGCAAGATACTCTACTAGGGAGACTAATTAGGTTAGCTCGATGCTACTCGACTGGCCTTCTTCTTTGCTGTACCGTGAGCTGGGAAACCCACGATAACCTTCCGGTTACGTTTCTCGCAAAGCATACAGTCAGCACAAGATATATCATCTTTGTATGTAGCAGGACAGACAACAATCTTCCTGCCTTTGGCAGTCCGGGTGTTAGTTGTCTGGTCGATTGGCAAGACCGTTGTAACAGGAAAAACATCAAGATCATATAGCTCATCCGCATGATCAAGATTATTAGCCGAGAGGTTTACCGTGAAACCTATGTTGTTCATCATGTAAACGGTAACCCTGTTGTCCCAATTATTCAGGACATCGTAGTGTGTATAGGTAAACCCACGTTTATTTTCATTAGCTCTGGCTAACTCTATACATTTATCAGTGTCAAGGTTTACCTTGTCACCGGGAAGATCCCCGGCTTGGTTGTGTCTCCACTTTTGCAAGGGAGGTAGGTCTTTGACCTTACTAATAAAGGTAGACCAATCATCACCTCTCTCGCCTTGGGACACTTTGTCCCAGTGGAGTTTCAGGGGACCACTCTCTGCGTAGCAGCCGCCCTCATTAGCATTATTAAAAGGGCAGACTGTGGGACAAGTCGCCCCGGCAGAGGTGGTCACTGGAATGGGACCAACTTTCGCATTCTTACTTTTGACAGTCATGTGATACATAGTTAAACCTCATATGTCTGTTCAAGTTTCAAGAAACTTAGGTCAAGTTCCCTTATCTTAGTAAGGTAAAGGTCGTTCATGTGTTCTCCCGCTACGTCCTCCACTTGGAGGATGTCAGTGTCCCCATAAACCGGATAATAATAAACTGGATCATCCAATTTTATAGGCGGCAAAGCTACGAACAAAACATAGTAAGGAGTTGATTCCATTAGATTTCCCCTAGAGCTGTTTGGCTGGTTCTTCAAAGATATAGCCAAGCCGTTTGGCATACATAATTGTGTCGGCAGTCAAGGTCTTTGTACCTGCTATCTTAGCAAGTAACCTTGAGGTTTCACAAGCAGGATAGACAACATCGTTGCCATACTGATCTTTGATTTCAATCAAACACCTAGTCATTCGGACCTCCATCTCTTATTTGTTTTCTCAATTTATTCATTACTAAGGAAAACTGGGGGTGATTTTGATTGCGAACGGGAAGATTACGAAGCAACCATCTAACATTAGATGGATCACTTATATCCCGTCGTAATTCTGGAACATTCATGTCGAGCGGTATCATTAGATAATCCTCCTTTCCAATTACGCTCTCTAGTATCGTAAGATACTCTACTAGAGAGCTTAATTGGGTTAGAACCTTTCGTGGTCTTGATCAGAGTAAGGACCAGTTGGCACAAGCGGTGACTTTCTAGCTATAACAATGGTGTCATTATCATAGTCTATGTCACATCTTGATCTAGGATCAAAGAACATATGAATAAAATCAGGTTTTCCCCAGACCATAACAGCATGGAGATATTCCTGATCCTTTCTAAATCCTATGAAGTGAATAGCCATTCTACCTACTCCATTTACAGTTCAGGGGAAACTTACCTTGTTTCCAGTCTTTGTGCAGTTTTACATTGCGATCCCAATTCTTATTATTAAAACTACCGACTGGTTCCCCTTGAAAGGGAGCCTTAGGGCAGCCACAACTTTCTTGGAATATATCAAACCTTTTACCACAGCCTGTGCAAGTAAATACAGCAGGTTGGGCCGGAGGGAACTGTGCTTTACAAAAGCTGGGACATCCCCAAACACATTTTGTCTTTGACATAGCCTGTCCTCCTTTTAATTTAAAGTGTTAACTTTGTATATTCTGGAGAACAGGACTTCTTAGTCCTGCTCCCCAGACCATACCAAGTCTAGCTAGCTGCTACCATCGCAGCAAAGTAAGGGCTGTCCGTGGGAGGCTTCTCAGCCCAAGCAACAGCACTTTCTTGCTCCTCCTTCGGAGCATTCTCCACGTTCCGAATAACCTTGGTGGAAACTCCCTTGGGAGTTACATACTTAATTCGGACCGGAAGTCCAGCATCCACCACCTTAGCAAAGATCTCTTTGCCACGCTCAAGTTCGACCCAATTCGAGCCGTCCCACACTTCAAAAGTCTTTGTCGTTTTCTTTGCCATGATATCCTCCATTGGCGTTCGGCCAAAATCGGCCAGTCTAATTACGCTCTCTAGTATCGCAAGATACTCTACTAGAGAGCTTAATTAGCTTAGTTAAGAAGCTCAGACTCAACTTCGTGAAGATCGTCGAAGCTGCTTACCCAGTTCCCTTCACTATCGTGAAGGTCTATACCGAAACCACCGGGAGCTACGCTAACTTGGAACTTGTCGTTGAACTTAAGGCTAAGTTCAAAGTTGGTCTTCATTAGATCGGTCATTGAAACCTCCAGTTTGAGTTACTAATCTACGCTCTGTAGTACTACTTCGTACTACTACAGAGCTTGATTAGGTTAGGTCAAAAGACTATAGGTGGCTAGTATAACTAGCCCAGTGGAAAGCATCCAATCGGTCCAAAGCATCTCGGTTTTCCTATCTCCAATTAAGCTCTCTAGTATCGTAAGATACTCTACTAGAGAGCTTAATTGGGTTTCATCATCCCGGTTGTCAAGTCTCTTCGCCATTCATCATTTGCATAGTAGCTATGCAAATCCTGCATAGGGCGAAAAGAGCTTTGTTCTCAAGACTTTGGCAGCTTTCCGTAGCTTCGAAGCAGTACGGAATACCAACAAATTCCCCTCAACTGGGATGAAATTTGTATTACTAATCTACGCCCTGTAGTACTACTTCGTACTACTACAGGGCTTGATTAGGATTCCTGAGATTTTATTTTCTCTGGCCTAGCGCATTATGCATGGGGGTGGGGAAAAAACCGGGCGCACGCATATATATATAAAACCACACTCTCATATATTTAGCAAAATTTAAGGGTTGGTCATCAAATGTAAAAGTCGGTCTTTACAGAACCCTTCTAAGCTATTATTATTATTATCTTATTTATCTTTTTTAGTAGAGCTATTGTATATCTAATATTTATAGTGTATAATAGTACTATGAAAGATTTAAATAGTAACTACATAGAATCATATATAGCACTTCAAGGGCTTCTGTCTCAAGAAGTAGATACTCAATGTAATGAGGACTTCTTATCCTTTGTTCGATTGATGGCTCCTACTCTTATATCTAACTTTAAGATGGGGCGTCACATAGAAGTCATAGCTGAGAAGCTCCAACAGATAGAAGAAGGAAGTCTTAAAAGACTGATGGTCTTTCTTCCTCCTCGTTCCTCCAAGTCCATGATCTGTTCAAAGCTCTTTCCGGCTTGGTATATAGGAAAAAATCCTGAAGATGAGATCTTAACTATATCTCACTCGGATCAGCTAGCCAGTGACTTCGGTCGGTCTGTTCGAGATCTGGTAAACATGGAAGAGTTCCAGAAGATATTCCGGGGTGTGTCTCTCCGCACGGATGTGCGAGCTGCTGGTAAGTGGAAGACAAACCATAATGGTACTTACTACGCTGCCGGGGTTCGATCTCAGATTGCTGGACGAGGTGCTCATGTAGCTATACTGGACGATGCTATGTCAGAGGAAGATGCTATCTCCTCTGCTGGTCGCAGATTCATCAAAGAGTGGTATCCAGCAGGACTCAGAACACGTATCATGCCCGGAGGTTCCATAGTAATAATCAATACCAGATATCACTACGATGATCTGTGTGGATGGCTTCTTAAACAACAAGAGGATATGTCGGACTATGAAACTATCCCTTGGGATGTTGTTCGTATACCGGCATGGATAGACGAAGAATCTTCCGACTTACTGAATCTTCCGGTTGGTTCAAGTTACTTTCCGGAATGGAAACCTGCCTCGGTTCTTCAGATAGATGAGAATGAAATTAAAGCCAGCAATGGAGCCAGATACTGGAATGCTCTTTATATGCAAGATCCAACTCCAGAAGAGGGTGGTCTTATAAAGAAAAAGTGGCTTAAGAACTGGGACGAAGCAGAGCCACCAAGCTGTGACTTTATTATTCAAACATTCGACACAGCCTTTTCTACTCGAACGACGGCTGATTTTAGTGTTATACAAACATGGGGTATATTTTATCAGTATAATCAAGACGGGAAAGGTTATGAAGACTTTGCCCCTCATCTGATTTTACTGGGTAATATAAAGGGCCGCTTTGAATATCCTGAACTACGCAGGATGGCTCAGAAGCTCTACGAGAAGCACCGTCCTGATGTGTGTATGGTGGAGAAGAAAGCCAGTGGTCAATCTCTTCTGCAAGATATGAGACGAGCAGGACTTCCAGTAATGGAGTATCTTCCTGATCGAGATAAGGTATCCAGAGTTTATGCATCTACTCCTATAATGGAAGCTGGCCGACTATGGATACCAAAGGGTAAGAAATGGGCAGATGACCTCATTGAGGAATTAATCCGGTTTCCAAATGCAGCTCACGATGATCAGGTGGATGCCCTGACAATGGCGGTTAACTACATGAAAGAGTCTTGGCATCTCACACATCCCGAAGATCCTGAGTATGAGGAGAAGCCCCGAGGAAAGGCTCCCACGTATTGGAATGTATAAAATTTGGGAAACCCAAGAAGATGTGCTATAATAGTAGTACGACTAAAGAAGGGGAATTATGAAATTATGACTAGAGCATTCGATCTGGCACTGCACCGAGCCAAGCATATGTCTCGCCCGAGACCTCCAAGTATTACAATTGGAATAGATTTTAGCCAAAGTTCTATGCCGATGGCAGGAGGTGGTGGTCTATCTTCCATTCAGAAAAGAATGAATATAGGTGGAGAGCCACACCGGCTTTCCTATATTAATTCTGATGAAGCTTCTCTCTTGAAACAACTGGGTGGTCTAGGCCAACCTGTAAGAGGAACTAGAGGTGTTCCTGCCTATATTGGTGTGGGTGATGAAGAAGGTATTAGTGAAGATTATGGTGTAGAAGGTTCTATGGGTGGTGGTGTAGATATGGGAGAAATGGGATCAAGTGAGTCCTATACGGGCATCGGTAAACATGCTGGAGAATTTGAAGACGTCGCTGTGCACACGAAGGCAGCCCAAGACATGCGAGACGCACTCGCCCTACAGATGGCTGCCCCGCCAGACCCTACTGCGCCAGAGGGTGGATATTGGGGAGTGCCTACAAAAAGTGAAGGTATTATGGGTTGGCTAGCGAATCAATTGGCATCAGGAGTAGGCGCAACACTAGGAGGTCTATTTGGTCTTCCGGGGGCGATGGCGGGAGCGAAATTTGGTCCGGATGTGATGAATAGTATTATATCAGCAATAAAAAGTCCTTCTTTCACACCACACGATATTTTCGGAACGGATATGAGTAAATCTTTAGGTAAAGGTGATCTAGATGATCCAGATGATACTCCAACAGAAGAAGATGAAGAAAAGAAAAAGATCATAGCGGAAGAGGAAAAGAAAGAAGAAAAAAAACTGAGGGGTATTTTGGCATATTTTGCCAAAATGGGAGGTGTATCTCCCTTAGGATATACAGATTCGGAAATAGAACTTTTTAAAAGGATATATCCTCCCGATCATCCAATCTGGGAAGATATAAATAGAGAGCGAGAGCCAATGTGGCCTAGTATAGAAGACGCAGAAGTTTAGGAATATTTAGATGGCAACAGAACGTAATCCTTTCGAGATGATACCAGAAGAAGTTGGTAATGTCATACCTATGCCTAGTATGGAAGAGACTGGGGAAGCTACCTTTGAGGTTGATCCCCTAGATGGAGGAGTCACAGTGGACTTCTCAGAGTCGGTGGAGATGGAAGCCTCGGAAGATATTGCTGAATGGTACGGGGATATATCAGAATCTCTGGATGAATCTGATCTGGCAAGTATAGCTGGAGATGTTATAGAAAACTTCGAAGCTGATAAGGAATCCAGAGCTGAGTGGGAGTCCATGTTCGAGCGAGGCTTCGACCTACTAGGTCTACGGCTTGAGTACGGAACGGAACCCTTTGAAGGTGCTTGCACGGCTGTCCACCCTCTCTTGATTGAGTCGGCTGTTAAGTTCCAGTCAAAAGCATCGGGAGAACTCTTTCCTTCCAGAGGTCCGGTCAAGGCACAGATATTCGGTAAGTCTACCCCGGAGAAAGAATTACAAGCTAATCGTGTTCAGAACTTTATGAACTATCAGCTCACAGAGCAGATGCCGGAATACTTTGATGAATTTGAAAGGATGCTCTTTCACCTTCCCTTGATTGGGTCTTCCTTCAAGAAGATTTACTACGATGCTACGATTAAGCGTCCCCGATCAGAATTTATACCGATTGATCAGTTCTATATATCTTATTATGCAACCGATCTTGGTAATGCAGATCGCTACACTCATGTTATTTATCGGAGTCCTGTGGAAATAGCCCGAGATATTCGGGTAGGTGTCTATCAAGATATAGATCTTCCTACTCCTTCCGTGAGTAATATGACAGCTTTCTCCGAGAAGATGGATACCATCATTGGTCTCTCTCCCTCCTCGGATAACGATCCTCAATATGTTTTACTTGAACAACACTGTTATCTTAGTCTTGACGAAGAAGATGAAGCACTTCCGTATATCGTAACTGTGGAAGAGCAATCTCGACAAGTACTTAGTATTCGTAGAAACTATAAGCAAGATGACCCGAACAAAGAGAAAATAAGTCACTTTGTGCATTATAGATTTGTTCCGGGCTTTGGTTTCTACGGGCTGGGTCTTATTCATTTTCTGGGTAACCTGACAATGAGTGCAACGGCAGCTATGCGTTCCTTGATAGATGCCGGTCAATTTGCCAATTTACCCGGAGGGTTTAAGGCCAAGGGAGTGCGGATGGTTGGTGACAATGATCCTATCGCTCCCGGCGAGTTCAAGGAGGTTGAGGCAACTGGTATAGATTTATCAAAGGCTATTGTTCCCCTTCCCTACAAAGAGCCTTCCTCTACTCTATTCCAGATGCTGAATTTCGTGGCTGCTGCTGGTCAGAAGTTTGCGGACAGTACAGAGCAAGTTATCTCTGATGCTGCCTCCTATGGACCCGTTGGTACGACTATGGCTCTATTAGAAGCTAGTAGTAAGTTCTTCACGGCAATTCATAAAAGACTACACAAATCGCAAAAGGATGAGTTCAGAATTCTTGCTCGAATTGATTATGATTATCTTCCCGAAGAATATCCTTACGATGTTCCCTACGAAGATCGTAGTATATTCAAGAATGATTTTGACGGTAGGATAGATATTATCCCGGTTAGTGATCCTAATATTCCCAGTAACGCACACCGTATGATGATGGCAAACATGGCTCTTCAGATGGCCCAGCAATCACCCCCCGGTATGTTTAATCTGGAAGCACTAAACCGGACTATTCTTAATGCAGCTAATATGCCAAATGTGGAGGAGATACTTCCTCCCAAGATTAAACCAAAACCTATGGACCCTGTATCGGACATCATGGCTGCTACCAAGGGAGTACCGATTGCAGCATTCCCCGGACAGAATCATGATGCTCATATTCAGGTAAAGATGGCCTATCTGCAAGATCCCATGAATGGTGCTAATCCTATTATGCAACGTATTAAACCTATTCTGGAAGCTAATATTCAAGAACATTCTATTATGAAATATCAAGAACAGATGAGCGGTATTACTCAAGAAGCTCTGAAGAAAGTACCAGAGCAAGCTAATAATCCTGCTGTTGTGGAGATGGCAATGGCCGAGGCTGCTCAACAGATAGTGAATGCAAACCAAGCTATGGGTCAAGCACAGTCTCCTGAACAACAGCTTCTGGCTATAGAACAGTCCAAGGTTGAACTGGAGAAACAGAAGTTACAGTCTGATACAGCTACTAATGCCGCTGAACTTGAGCTTAAGAATAAGAAGCTTGAGCTTGAGGAGAATGAACAGATTATTGGGATGTTGAAATCAGGAGCCACGGATAACTTCAAACGTGAAAAATCAGAAGCGGATCGAGGTAGTAAAGAAAAAATAAAGAGTATGGAGCTTGTGACCAAAGCTGCTCTGGAAGAATTTAAGATTGATAAAGAAGATGAGCGAGAAGTTATGAGAGTAATGAAAGAGATGCTCATGGCAAATATGAAAGAGAATAACGAACTTGACACAAAGGGTCTGGATGCTCTTGTCAAGATGGCTCTAGCGCAACAAAAGGAGATAAGTAATGATGAAGAAAGGTAAGGGTTACCCGGAACATGTACTGAGTAAGAGTAAAACATTTGGAAATCCATTCCAGAAAGATGTTCTGGGACTTCGAAGTGAACGTGCTGTTCTGAATGAGTGGGAAGATTACTCTTGGAAAATGCCAGAACCAGAGAAAAAGTCACGTAAGAGTACTATGTATAGTTAATGGATATCTGGGATGAAATAGTTATTGAGTTTAATGAAGAATTAAATAAACTCAAGACTACTTTGGGTAATGGTTCAGCAGAAGACTATTCTCACTATCGACAGATTGTCGGTTCCATATCTGGGATAGAATGGGCCAGAGATAATCTGACAAACATTGTTAAAAAACGTATCTATCAGGAGGATGATGAATAAGATGCAACAAGTTAGTATGGGTGCGGCTCTGAAAAATGATCTCTGGGTTACAGATCTGGAGGAAGTTCCTGATCCGAGTCCGTTACCTGCGTTACCGGGATTTCATATTCTGGTGCGTCCTGTATCAGTAAAGAGTATTACCAAGGGCGGTATCTTTATACCGGACTCAACAAAAGATGATATGTCATATCTAACGACCGTGGGTCAAGTTCTTCAGCTTGGAGATTTATCTTATCTTGATAAGGATAAGTTTCCCGGAGGTGCTTGGTGTACCGTGGGAGATTATGTCTGTTACGGTAAACATGCCGGAACCAAGCTTTTCTATAAGGGTGTTCGACTTATCCTTTTGTTTGATGATCAGATTG